ACCACACCACCCATTACATAGTACCACTGACCGTTTAGTTCTTACCTTCTTTTCTAAGTACATATAACTACGACATATTCTGTCGTCCTTAAACATTATTTTCAAAATAAGTGTTGACTTTTGTTGTCAAATACCCTATAATACTTATTATGAAATCAAGAAAACTTAATGTTGAACTCCAATCAAGAGTCTTTAAACTGTTAGAAAAAGTAGGAAATGCTACTGAACTTAATACTGTTATAAGAGAGATGCAATCTCAATATGACAATGTAGTGAAAAACTCTTTATCAGTTGGAGACTACGTCAACGTGGTTGAGGTTAAAAAAACCAAAACTGTTGTTACTAAGGGTTGGGTTAGAAAGGTTAATAGAACAAAAGCCTTAGTTCAAATAAAAGGTTGTTCATACAGAGTTCCATTCAGTATGATAGAAAAGATTTGTTAAGAAAAGACTTGACAATTCTTGTTAGACTTGTTATAATAACAACATAAATTAGAGAGGTAAATAAATGTCAAACAATTACAACGAAGCAATCCGAGACCAAATAGAAATGCAAGTCTTAGGTGCAAATTATTCTTTTGAAGATTTACTAGATGAACTTCAAATGTCTTATCAAGATGCATATGAAGAAAAGTTCGTCTATGACGACTTAATCGATTTAGTAATCGAAAAAAGATTTGACGAAAGTCCACAACTATAAGAGAGGTATATATGAAACAAAATATTAGTTATGAAGTATCCGAAGATACTAACAATATCGGTGGTACATGTCTTCAAGCATCATTCAGTGAAATGGGTATCAAACCAATGACATTCAAAGAATTAGTTGGTGTACTTGGTGCTCCCACTGACATTATGTTCGGAGACGAAAAAAGTGAATACACTTGGGCGATTGAAGGTAAAAGATATTTCTTCAATGAAGAATTACAATGTGATGATTTTGAAACTTTCGAGTTCACTATCTATGATTGGAAAGAAAGTCTTTACGGACAACAGTCTTTAGAGACCATGCCTGTAGATTGGCATGTCGGTGGTTTCGACTACAACTCAAGTGTAGATTACGCATACAGAATTTTGGTTAAAGAAATGAAACCCGAATATAATTTTAACAAACTACCCAAGAATATTTCTTGGGTGCAATCATAAGGAGGCTATATGGTAGCAGCAGTAGAAACCATGGCGTATGCGGGGGAAGTCCCTTGGCATGGGTTAGGTACTAAAGTCAGTAGTGATTTAACACCTAATCAAATCATGGTAAAAGCAGGTCTTGATTGGTCTGTCAATAAGGTGCCAACCTATGCAAAGGTTGGTGGTATGGAAGTTCCTACGGGTCAAGAGGCACTCGTAAGAAGTTCTGATAATAAGGTTCTTACTCAGGTGGGTAAGAAGTGGTATCCCGTGCAGAACGAAGAAGCATTTGAGTTCTTTTCGGAATACTGTTATGCGGGTGACATGAGTATGGAAACTGCGGGGTCTTTAAGAGACGGTAAAATGGTTTGGGGACTTGCAAAAGTCAAAGAGTCATTTAGTGTCGGTAAAGAAGACCAAGTTGACTCATACTTATTATTTGCAAATCCGCATGAGTACGGTAAGTCTATTGATATTAGATTTACTCCTATTAGGGTGGTATGTAATAATACTTTGAGTATGGCACCTGCATCGGTTAAAAACCAAGGTGCAAAACTTAACCATAGAAAAGTATTTGACGCAGACCACGTCAAAGAGACTATGGGTCTTGCAAGTGAGAAGTTCGCACAGTACAAAGAGGTTGCGGAGTTTCTTGCGAGTAAGAAGTTTAGTTCAAAGGCAATCATTGAGTATTACAATGAAGTCTTTCCTAGAACTTATCAGGGTAAGAAACCTATCAAGATTAATACATACAAAGACTTGTCTTCAAATGGACAAGATGCGTATGCAGTCTTGGAGACTCAGCCTGGTGCAGAACTAGGTGCGAAAAACACTTGGTGGGACGCATTAAATAGTGTAACTTACCTGACCGACCACAAACTCGGTAGGGAGTCAGACTCAAGAATGGCGTCTGCATGGTTTGGTAGAAACCAAACTAGAAAGATTAAAGCTGTCGAACTTGCGGTAGAGTACGCAGAGGCTGCTTAGTCTTTAAAACGAAAAAGGTCAAGTCTAAAAAAGACTTGACTTTTTTTGTATAAATAGGTATAATGATAATCAAAATGGGGAATTGTACATGGAAAACAATTTAGAATTAGAAACAATAATCGCACCAAATCTCTTGGACGATTTTGTATTAGGGCCTATACACGATTTATTTAAAGATAAAAAGATTGTGATATTTGGATTGCCTGGTGCATTTACACCAACATGTTCTTCTACGCATTTGCCAGGCTACGAAGAAAAGTATGATACATTTAAAAAACTCGGTATAGACGAAGTTGTTTGTATGTCAGTGAATGATGATTTTGTCATGCAAGCATGGGGTAAGAGTTTAGGTATTGAGAATGTTAAACTACTTGCAGACGGTAATTTAGAACTTACAGACTATTTTGGAATGAGAGTTTCTAAAGAGAATGCGGGTATGGGAAATAGATGTTGGAGATTTTCTGCATACGTAGATAACGGAACACCTAAGATGATGTTTGTTGAAGACGGTATGGTAGACGAATGTCCACAAGACCCTTTTGAAAAATCAGATGCAGACACTATGATTGCATATCTAGAAGTAGTACTTGCAAAACCAAAACCAAAAAGAAAAAGAACAACTAGAAAAAAGAAAACAAATGTGGAGACTCCTAAAGACTAAATTAAATAATTTTAATTTTTCAAAACATAAAGACAGTGAGAAAAAAGATGATACTTGTCCTTACGAAGAATTTGTAAAAGAACAAGAAGAAGTCTTAAAAGATAATGATAAAAAACAAGAAGTTCATTCATGAACCAATAGAACTTTCGGAAATGAAATCGGTTACTACCGAAAACGGTAGACGATATCAGACACCCGAAGGACTCGAATTACCTTCAATTACTACAGTACTTTCTATACTAAGTAGGAAGAGTATTGCGGCTTGGAGAAAACGAGTCGGAGAAAAGAAGGCAAACGCAATCAGTAAACAAGCATCTCAACGTGGTACTTCGGTACATACTATATGTGAAAAGTATTTAGATAACGACCCTGATTATCTTGACGGTGTAATGCCAAATAACATTCAGACCTTTCAAACTATGAAACCTATTATGAATGACATGATAGGAACTATCTACGCACAAGAAGCTCCACTGTATTCTACGCATCTAGGAGTTGCGGGAAGAGTGGATTGTGTTGCAGAGTTTAATGGTAAGACATCTATTATTGATTTTAAAACAAGTCGTAAGTTCAAGAAAAGAGATTGGTGTCATTCTTACTTCATGCAAGAATGTGCATACGCAATCATGTGGGAAGAACGCACGGGTATTCCCATAACCCAACTCATAACATTTATCGCAGTTGACAATAGTTCTCCTTTGATATATGTTGAACACAGAGATGATTGGGTCAACCCACTCCGTGATGTTATTAAACAATACAAAGAAGAAAACACATCTGTCAAGTTTTAACTATTATAAATAGTAGTTATGATTAAATTCAAAGATATTAAGAGAACAACTATATCTGAGTCTCCCTTGAACTTTGGAGAAATAATTCGTGCAGACCGTTCTTTCCGTGTGGACTTGTTTATTAAAAAAATGAAACTTGGAGAACCTTTTGAAGGCACTGACGGAAAACCAGTTATAATAAAATACGATAAAAAAATAGAAGATGCTATAACATCTGGTTCTAGTAAAGGATTAGGTTTAAGACCACTTGAAACTCAAGACGGAAATTTTATTTCTTTTGGTAAATTAAAAAAGAATACTGAGTTTGGTGGTGGTGGTCGTGGTTCTGGTGGTGGTTCAGACAACACTCGTGCGACTGAGTCTGCACAATGTGTTTATTTAAAATTAATCTTTGATAATCCTAACACAAAATTTACTCCCGAAGAAATTAGTGCAACTTATTCTGGAATGTCTGGTAATGTAGATGCAACTGGAGATGAAGTATTACTTAAAGATGAAGACTGGGTTAGGTCTTCAACAATTTGTGCAAAATTATTACATCGTGCATTAGGTAAAAGTAAAAAACCTTACACCTTTCATCGTGGTTCTAGTTGGGTCACTGCACTTGAAGATAAATGGAAAGAATTAAATCGTGAAGAAAAACTATTTAAAAATATAAACAAATGGAGTCCCGCAGACATTTATGCAGTTGCAAAACGTTCAGAAACTAAGTATAATATTCTTGATGCAGAAAGTATTGCAGAAATGAATAACGAATTATTAAAAGCTTTTATTGCAAGAGACATATTGGGAATATCCCTTAAAAAAATTGGTAAAAAAGCAAAGTTAGTTCAAGTAAATGTTGGTAGACCTTTTAAAGAACCAGAGTTTAGTTCAGTTAGTTATGGTAAAAGAGATTACTTCAAAGCAAAAGACGGTTATTTATTAGGTAAAGATATTGAAATACAATTTAGAACCTTTCCAACATTCCAATGTGAAATCATTGGTAAGAAAGCAAAACATGGTAAAGTATCATACGGTGGTATCAGTGATGCAATGAATGATGCAGTCGGTAGAGAACTTACTAGTAAAAAAACCTTAGAAGCATTACATAAAAAAGACCCGAAGACATTCTTTAAACAATATTACCAAAAGTATTCTAAAACTTATAAACCAGTATCAGAAAAAGAATTTATGTCTAATCTAAAAGGTAAAAGTGTTGATTGGTTAATGTCAAAATATATGGTCACAGAATTATTTACATCTATCAAAGGGAAAGAACAACAAGTGTTTGTGGACTTATTTAGAAATGCAAAATCACAATCTAAAAATTCCGCAGCTCATTTAAAAATACAATGATATCATTCGCAGAACATATAAAAGAAATAGACGAGGGTGTAAACGACCCCGCAATATTCAAAGCAATATTCCTTGCGGGTGGGCCAGGGTCTGGTAAAAGTTTTATTGTCGGGAAAACTGGACTTACTTCTTTAGGTTTTAAAGTTGTAAATCCTGATACTGCATTTGAAAAGGCATTAGAAAAAGCAGGTCTTGAAATGAACCCTGATAATATCTTTTCAGTAAAAGGACAAGACATACGAGGTAAAGCAAAAAAACTAACGGACAAACAACAAGCATTGTATATTAAGGGTAGACTCGGATTAGTAATTGACGGTACTGGAAAAGACTCAGAAAAGATACTTAAACAAAAAAAATTGTTAGAAGGACTTGGATATAGTACCGCAATGATACTTGTAAACACCGATAAAGAAACTGCACTCAAAAGAAATGACGCAAGACCTAGAAGACTAGACCCAGATGCAGTAGGAGATATGTGGGACGAAGTTCAGAGAAACTTAGGTGAATATCAAAAGAAATTTAAAACTAGATTAATTATAGTTGACAACTCAGACGGAAAAGACTATAATAAAGAAACATTACGTGCATATAGATTAATGAGTAAATTTGCAAAAGCAGAACCAATGAACCCAATTGCAAAGAAATGGATTGCAACCCAGAAGGAAGAAGTGGTTGTCAAAAGTAGTATGGGTAAAACCTTTACTAATTTTATTACAGAACAAAAAAATACTCACATGACTCATATAGAAGATAAGGTACTATATGGTGGTGTAAAAGGTACAAGAGAAGCCATCAATGCACTACGTGATATAAGAGATATGCTTGCGGGTAAATCATCAAGTAAGATATCTACTAAGTGGGACGGTGCTCCCGCAATCTTTTGTGGTGAAGACCCAAGAGACAATGAGTTCTTTGTTGCAAAGAAAGGAGTCTTTAATAAAAGTCCAAAGGTCTATAAAACAGATGCAGAGATAGAAGCAGATACAACTGGAGACCTTGCAGACAAACTAAAACTTGCATTGAAACATTTAAAACCACTTGGTATAAAACAAGTAATACAAGGAGACTTCTTGTTTACAAAACAAGACTTAAGTAAAGAAAAGATAGACGATAAACAATATCTTACTTTCCACCCTAATACTATTGTCTATGCGGTAGAGTTAGGTACAGAAGCTGCAAAACAAATTAACAGTTCTAAAATAGGTATTGTCTGGCACACTACTTATACGGGTAAAACTTTTGAAGATATGAAAGCATCTTTTGGAGTAGATAATCCACCAAAATCTAAAAATGTCTGGGGACAAGATGCAATGTTGACTAACGCAAGTGAAGCAACTATGAATGAAAAAGAAACTGCAGAAGTGACTAAGAACCTATCTACTGCGGGTTTTCTATTTAATAAAGTTGCGGGAGATACTTTAAGAGAACTAGAGAAGAACCAAAAACTTGCACAGACCATAGAACAGTTTAACAATACTTATGTAAGAAAAGGGGAAATGCACGGAAACAGTAAAACCCATACCGATAGATTAATTAAATTTATTCAAAAGAAGTATCAAAAAAGAATTGATACAAGAAAAACCGAAAAGGGTAAAGGTCGTCAACAAGATAAACTAGATGCACTTCTTGATTTCTTTTCACCACAGAATAAAAAATCTTTAGAGAATATGTTTGAACTACAAAAACAGTTAGTCTTTGCAAAACTCAAACTTATAAATAGATTAAACAGTATTAGTAATATTGACGCATTCGTTAAAACCAAAAAAGGTTATAAGACTACGGGTGCAGAAGGTTATGTCGCAATTGATAAGTTAGGTAATGGTGCAGTTAAGTTGGTTGATAGATTAGAATTTTCTTACAACAACTTCTCACCTGATATATTAAAGGGTTGGGATAAACCCAAATAAATGGGAAAGATGAAATCATTCAAAGAATTTAATCAAGATACAGATACCACTCCGCAGTACACTGCAGAGGCGTTGAATATGCAACAACGTCTTGCAAGGTCTCGTCTAATGAAAAGACTTCAAGCAAAAATTAAGATAGGTAAAAGAAAGGCTGCAAAGAAAATTGTTAGTGATGAAAATGTTCTTATGACTAGGGCTAAAAAACAAGTAAGAAACAATATGTTAAAGAAATGGTTGAAAGGTAAACCTATTGCAATGTTAGGATACAAAGAAAAAGAAAAGTATGAAATAAAATTAGGTAAAATGAAAAAAAGAATAGGTCAACTTGCGAAGAAACTTTTACCGCAAATAAGAAAAAATGAAAAGAATAAGTTGAAACAAATAATGCCAGATACTTCGGAATGATATGCAAATTAGTAAGTTTTCACAATACCTTATAGAGTCTGAAAAAGAAGTTTATTTTACCTTTGGTAGAATGAACCCACCGACTGTTGGTCATGGTAAAGTATTAGATACTATCTCAAAAAAGTCTGGTAAGAATGATTACAAAATATTCTTATCACAAGTATCTAATGACAAGAAAGACCCACTTTCATATTCAGATAAAATAAAACACATTCGTAAGATGTTTCCAAAACATGGTCGTAATGTGATTATTAATAAAAATATAAGGACTGCTTTTGATGCGGTTTCAGAATTGTATGACCAAGGCTACCGTAAAGTAAATATGGTTGTTGGTTCTGATAGAGTCACAGAGTTTGATACTATACTACAAAAGTATAATGGTGTCAAGGGTAGACATGGATTTTATAATTTTGAAAGTATTAACGTAATATCTGCGGGGGAGAGAGACCCAGACGCAGAAGGTGTGACTGGAATGTCTGCATCTAAACAAAGAGAGAATGCAAAAGAAAATGATTATTCTGCATTCGCACAAGGAGTACCAAGTAAAATGTCAGATAAAGATACTCGTAAACTATTCAATGATGTCCGTAAAGGTTTGGGTCTTGAAGAAGAAACTCAATTCAAAAGACACGTTGATTTAGGTAAACTAAATGAAATGAGAGAAAACTATGTTAAAGGTAATCTATATGAAATCGGGGATACTGTTGTTATTAAATCAACAGAAGAAGTCGGTATCGTATCAGTACTAGGTTCTAACTATGTTGTTGTTGAAACAAACGGTAAGAAAGTACGTAAATGGTTGCAAGACATTGAGTTGTCTGAGAATACCGCACAAGCAAAAGAAGATTTTATCAGACTTACAAAAAGAGCATTCGACAACATGTCAAAAGACTTTAAAAAAGCTGGAGACCTTGATACTTCCAAACTTGCAACTATGGCCGCAAGAATGGCAGAGAAAGGTGCAGAAATATTTCAGACATGGTTTGACGCTAGAGATAAATTAGATAAAATGTTATTAGCAGGTGAGATTGGATTTTATACAAAACAAAAAGATAAAACTATTGAAAAGATGTTGAACTATAAGTTCGATGAAGCAACTTTATCTCCCGCACAACTTAACAAAAGAGACGAGATTAAAAAGGCAATTGATAGAGATGAACCTAACATGGATAAGTCTAAGAAGATTGCAATCGCAACCGCAACTGCAAAAAGAGTTGCAGACTCTATTGTACATAACATAGATGCATTATTAGAAAGGGAAATGAAAAAAGAGAAGGAAGCACCGAAAGAAGTCCCGCAAGATAAAGATGCAGATGAAGTAAAGGGAACACAACCTAAAAAGTATTATTCGGGAGTTGCAAAGAAAAGTAAAATTGCACGTGCAAAACATTTTAACAGAGGTGCAAAGAAGGACGATGATGACCCTAGTGCATATAAAGATGCGCCTGGAGATAAAAAGGCCAGAAAAGAACCTATGAAAAAGAGTAAACATACAATTGCATTCAAAAAAATGTTTGGAGACGATTAAAAGTATAAATAGAAGTATGATTTCATTTAAACAGTACAATGAAGAGTCTAAGGGTCTTGCAGATAAAGCTAAGAAATCTGGTATTTCAGTAGGAACATTGAAAAAAGTTTATAATAGAGGTATGGCCGCATGGAAAACTGGTCACAGACCAGGCACTACTCCACAACAATGGGGACATGCAAGAGTCAATGCATTTATTGTTAAAAAGAAAAAAGGAACATTAAATCACGATAAAGATTTAGCATAAGGAGTAAGTATGTCGAATGTCACTAATTCATTAAAACTATTAGGTAGTGAAGCCGCAATGGGGACTTCTACTACTAATGGTAGTAATTTTGGAGAACATAGATTAGTTAGAGTGTTTAACGCTGGAACTACAGTAAGACTTGTCACACTAGAAACATCTGCGGGTGTCACTATAGGAACATTTTCTATTGGGGGTGGACAAGAAAAATTTATTAAAAAAAGTAAAACAGACGAAATCTTTGCAGCCAGTGCTGAGGTCAAAGGAGTCGCAGTAGGATTTTAAATGAGATTAAAAGATTTACGAGAGAGAGTTAAAGGTGGTAAGTTAGACCCATTGTCTAAAATGGGTAAGTCTAAACTTACGGGTCAGGAAGTTGCGACATACTATCGCAAAAACCCAAAAGCAAAACAAGCCGCAAGAGACCCAATGGTCAAGAAGGCAATTGAACTTGCGTTAGACTTGGGTGGTAATCAAACTCTCGCAGTAAAAGAAATCGAAAAGGTTAAGAAGGGGTTATCTAAAAACTCCGCAGTTATGTCTGCACTTAGAACTGCAAACGAAGATATGACAAGTACTTCTTCGGTTGCAATGCCTGAAATACCTTTAGGTAAAGTATTAAAAAGAAAAAAAGACCTTGACGAAGAAACATTAGTTGAAAAAAAAGTTAAATACCAAACTGATTTTGGGAAAAACCGTATGGGTACGCCTGCTGATGCTTATGCCGAGTATACAAAATATGTAACAAAAAAGTTTGGTATAAAAATTATAAAAACACCAAACCCTAAAAGTAAAAACCATTTAACATTTGAAGCACCATTAAAGAACATGAAACAATTTCAACAGTTTTTAAAAAAGAACCTTATACACAAAGCCGTTGAGTACATGCAAGCGAAAATTGCTGGAGAACCTTACAACGAACAAAGTATAGCTGGGTACAACCTTAAAAGACTGGACACTGTAAAACCTGGCGTATACAAACATTCAAAAAATTTGGATAAAAAACATGTTGGTGATAAAAATCTTGACCCATTAATGGGAATCTTTACTGTTAATTTTGATGGCGGAACGCCTGGCATAGAAAAAACGGATATGACTAAGGTATTTAAACTTGCTAAAAAATATAAATTAGATGTTCTAAAACCCCTTCCAGCCAGACGTAGAAGTGAAAATGAGTTTGTGTTTCAACAAATTGATGTTGGAAATGGCATGGAAAAATTTAGAAAAGACGTAATGAGAATTTCAGGTTCAAGAATAGGAATAAAAGAAGAAAAGTTATCACCAGCTAAGGCTCAATATAAGAAATTTAATATAATGAAAACCCAACTCTATAGGTTTGTGAAGGCAAAAACTAAAGCACATAAATTTGGAATTGATGACCTAATGTTAATGACTTCTCCTAAAGTTATTGAAGGAATGTACAAACGAAATCCTCAAGGTTTTACAAGAATGTTGGACAAGATGTATCCCAACGAAAAAGGCAAATTAGACAAAGGAGATTTTACTGTTCTGGGTGACTTTATTGATGCTAGAGGTAAAGTGATAAAAGGAAAAGGAGACACAGTAGATGAAAGTACTTCACTTAATGAAGAGACAATACTTTACCGAGTTAAAGACATTCAAAAACCTGAACTGGACAAGTTTAAATCGTCTGCAAGGTTAATGAAATTAAAAATAAACATTAAACAAAGTCCTAGAGGTAAAGAAACTATTATAAGACTGGAAGGTGGTAAGAAACAGATAAGAGATTTTGATGCAGTAGCAAGAGGTAAATCATCTTACGGAGACCCTTCTATAGTTGAAGATGCAGTAGAAAGAGCAAAAGAAACTGCAGACTTAAAAGATAAACACACTTCTGAAAAAGAACAATTAAAAACAAAACACGAAAGAGAGAAAGAACAAGAGAAAAGTGAAATTGATGCAACTAAAGCAGAAAGTTTTCTTGCACAACTAAACTCTCTTGAAGAACAAATTGATTTGATAGAACAAAGTCTACTAATGGAAAAACAATTTAGACTTAATCCAAATAAAAAACCTTCTTTGTTTACACAATGGTATTCTAAAAAAAATCAAAAAGATAAACGTACAAGAAACATGTCGAAGTCAATGTACTCCCCAGAAGACGTATTAGAATATCACTGGAAAGCTGGTAATCTTAAAGCGGGTAAAAACATTGTAAAAGATACTGGTGCATCTGTTCTCGCAAGGTCTCTTGGTAAAATCATGAATGATGAAAGAAAGAAATCGAGAGATAAAGGTGCGGAGTTTGGTAAAGGTGACCCGAAAGATGAAATGGACGCACCAAAAATTAAAAAAATTATTGATACTATCGCAAAAGGTCTTATTATTAATGTCACTAGAAAAGGTAAAGATGGCGTCTCTTTTACATTTGATAAAAAACAAGGAGATTTATTTTATAATTTAGATACCTATACTCGTGATATAGTTTGGGACGTTATGCAAATGGGTTCTGACGGAACTTTCTATCAATCAGTTTACGGTGAACCAGAAGGTAGAAAATTAGATTTAAAATTTACAGATGATGATGATACAGATAATATAAAGTTAAGAAGTCCAAAAGTAGACGTAACAGCTCAAACAGAAAGTTTTAACTTAAACGAAGAGTCTGCAACTATGAAAAAGGTTCGTGACGTAATCAAGAAGAAAGGCATGATGAATATAGACGGTATGAAACTTGACTTGACAACTGCAAGTATGATAGCATCTGTATATGACAAAGTTAATCCAACGAACAAGAAAAGAATGGACTCACTCAAATTACCACAACTTGTTAATCTTACAATGAAAGTTGCGGGTAAAACAAGAAAAGAGTCAACTAACTTACCTTTTTCAGAAAGAATATTAGAAAGTCTAAAAAGAGTTAATCCAGATGGCCGTAGGGGTACGGATTTTATAAAAGTACCAAAGTTAACTAGTATAGAACAAGGTAAACTGAATAAAATTAAAAAGAGATTTCCAACATTACCAGAACCAATTGTTTATGACATCATGAAAGTAACTCACAAAGGTAATAAGGTAGACTCTCGAAAATTTGTTGAAATAGGAAACGCATACGATAAAGATTATAGAGGTAAAGGTGGTAATGCGGGTAATTTCATTAGTTTACTTAGAAAAATGGGTGTAAGAGTACCTTCTCCTGATTATGGAGAAGCAGTGTCTCCCGCACAACAAGCCGCAATCGCAATCTCTAAAAAAGAGAGAGGAGAAAAACCTAAAGATAAAACTGATGAATGTGCAGACGAGAAAGATTTTAAACCACATATGATGTATGACCCTAAGACTGGTAAAGGTGTTATGGCAAACAAATATGCAGACCATGTAAGATTAGACAAAATGGGTTATACTCATGAGAAACCTAAGTCAGAAGCATTAGACGCAAAAGACAAACCATTTATCAAAGACTTGATTAGTAAGTTAAGAGGTGGTTCTAAGACTCACGCAAAACAAGCAGATGACTTAGAGAAGGCAATGAAAACTGAGAACCGTGCAAAACGTGATGCAATGAAAGACATGGGTAAACGTAAAGATAAAGATGATGACGGTTATGGCACTGCAACAGATGACGATAGAAAGGCCGCAGATAAAAATGTTATTATGCAAATAAGAAGAGTTGCGGATTTACCGAAAGGTGGTCAGATAGAATTACCAAATGGTAAGAAGGTTAAAATGGATAGGAAGTCTGCGATTGCATTAAACAAAAAGTTTGACTCTATTAGTAAACCACAAGATAAACTAAAACTACAAAATATGATGAATGATAAGAAAATATCTGTCGTTGCACTCAAAAGATTATTGGGTAAATAACATGAGTTTAAGAAGGGCAATAGAAGAAGTTGCACTTAATGAAGACGGTCACAAAGATGTGTCTTCTATGAAAACTAAAGTCAAAACTGCAATGATGGCTATTCAAAAGATGAATACTGAGTTATCTAAATTACCAGATGACGGCGACTTACCTACGTGGTGGACAAACAAAGTTGCAGTCGCAGTAGATAAACTTGACGGTATGGCAGATTACTTAGATACTCAAGTAGAAAACTTAGAAGAGTCTCCACTCAATACGCAAAGTATTACTGGATTGAAAGTGATGGCCGATAGAATGGTCAAAAAATTATCAAGTGAAGACGCTAAAAGAAGAGTTCAGTTGATGACTCAAATAGGAAAAATACTCGGAATTAGTGTAAAAATATTACCGAATGGTAAAATAGAACTAAGATGAAAAAACCTTTTGCGGACTTACTTGTCACAGAGTCAGAGTATCAAGGAAAGAAAGTCAAACTCAATGACCCTATCCGTACATCTGAAAATCCTAATAAAAAATTTAAAGTATACGTAAAGAATGAAAAGGGTAAAGTCGTAGTAGTTAGATTTGGTGACCCAAAAATGGATATCAAAAGAGACGACCCAGAGAGAAGAAAATCCTTTCGTGCAAGACACAATTGTGATGACCCTGGCCCTAAGTGGAAAGCGAGATATTGGTCATGTTATCAATGGAGAGGTTCTGCGAAAGTAGACAATTGAGAAACAAATTACTTAATGTACATTATGTAGGTGGAAACGGTGGTGAGTTCTTTGCTACCATGATGCAAAACCATTCAGTGTTTGAGTTTCACGAAGATTGTGATAACGACCCCAACGCAGTAAAATACGAATTTAAAAGAGACCAGTTTGATAACTTATCGCAATACTATTTGGGTTGGGGTATAGATGATGAATGTCTTACAAACTATAGTCCTAAAGATTTCTTCCAGAAGTTATGGGTTACTTCTCCAGATAAATGGACACTTAGAGTAGACCATGGCTATGGATATAACACTCAAACAGAAGAATGGAGAAAGGGATTATATACAGACTGGAATGTTTCTAAAACAATAATCCTTAACTGTACTGAGTCAAAAGGTGCGACATATTGTCGTGATTTATGTTATCAGAAAGTATTTACAGTAAATGATTACAAAGTTTATCAAAACCATACACAATTTATTAATAATAATGGTGTCACACCAGAAGATAATTTAAGAAAGTGGGGAGAGGTTTTCTTTTACGATAAAGAGTTTGCACTCTCTAAAATAGGAGAAATGTTGTGGAGACACAGACCTAATTTTCATAATTTCTGGGAAAACCCTTTACAATTCAATATAGACTTAACAAAAGAGTATATTGACCTGATACCAGAAGGATATGATTATCTGGAAGTAGACCCTATGAAAGTATTACATACCGAAAATGATATAGAAAGAGAAGAACAATTGATTAGAATATTTGATTATCTAGGATTAGACTACAGTATTTTAGATGAATGTATGTTATTGTGCGAAAAATACATGAAAGATAATAAAAATAAATATATCTTTCGTACACAGAGAAGTTAATTTGTATAAATAAAAGTATAATTATTCATATGGGAACTAATGGTCAGAGAAAGTCAAACAACCCGACTGGATAGAATAGAAGATAAAATCGATAAACTATCCGATGCAATAGTCTCACTTGCGAGAGTAGAAGAGAAGATTGCGAGTATGGAAGCACAACTGGTCAATGGTCATGACCGTATGAATAAACATGGAATTAAACTAGATGCGATTGAGTCGCAAGTGCAGTCAAACGCACAAACAGTCTCAGTGATACATAAAGTATTCTGGATTGTGATTGTTGCTTGTTCTACTGTAGTCGCATCTGTCATCGCAAATATGTTGTGGGGATAAAAATGACAGACGTAAACAAAAGTATAATCGAAGCATACAAAAGTATGTACGAACCAAAAGAAGAAGTTCTTGATGAAACTAACAAGAACGATAAGTCAGATGACGGAGACGGGTTAGACGCAGTTCAACCTAAAGCAGTTAAGAAGAAATTCGCTAACCGTAAAGATAAAGATATCGATAATGACGGTGATGTAGACTCTTCTGACGAATATCTCCACAAAAGAAGAAAAGCAGTATCTAAAGCAATATCTAAAGAAAGTCAAAATGGTTTTAGACTGGCTGCAAAGAAAGCAAAAGACAATGGTGATGACAAATTTGTATTTGCTGGTAAAGAATATGATGTACAATCAGTATACAAAGAGTCATTTACTACAGATGACATTCGTGCGATGTGTCATTCTAAAGACCACGATTGTGCAACTTACGTTGACCACCCAGAGTTTGGTTTAGGTAAACCAGTATATGAGTCTCACGCAATACCAGATGAAGACGGACATGTTGCATGGTATGATGTTGAGTTCGCACATGGTATTGAAGAACAAGTACCCGCAGAGGACATGCAAATTCTTCAAACAGAAGCACACAATGGGGACAAAGAAAAAGTAAATGCACAAAAGAAAAAGAATGGTCATGATGATGAAAAAATGAAAGATGAAGATGTTGACATTAACATTGACAATGATGATGACGATGATGACAATAGTGCAGAACCAGAACCTAATGGTAAAAATGGTAAAAAGAAAAAACCAATGCCACCTAAAAAGGATAATGGTGAAGAAGAAGAAGAACAAGAAGTCGAAGAACCTAAAGATGACGGAGACGATGTAGAAGTCAAAGACAAAGAGAAGGACAAAGACAAGAAAAAAACTTCTGGTAATTCTGGTGAGAAGAAAGCAGAGATTTCTAAAATCGGAGAAGACCTACAAAGGTTTACTACTTTCTTAAACGAACTAATGGCTGTTGATGCGGTTGGTAAGAAGAAAAAAGAAAAGGACGGTAAAGAACCAGACGAAGAGTATGGAGACCAGACTGATACTCCAGAAGGTGAGAAAGACTTTGTAGATGCACATGGTAAAAAAGAAACTGTTGTAGACGGTGAGAAAGACGCTGAGACTACTGCAAATAGTCAGAAGAGTAATAAACAAGGTAAACACGTTAAACAACAAACTGCAAAAGGTGATAAGAATGTCATCAAATCTACAGAAGCACCAGTCAAAGATAAAGAAGTCAAAGACGGAGAAGGTAAAAAATCTGTTAAGACTGAGTCTTATAACGGTGATAAAAAGAAAAAAGATGATAAAGAGAAAAGTCTTATGGACATGGCACTCGCTGCTCTTAAAGGTAAAACTGTTCCAGAAATGAGAAACATTATCGCAAGTAAAGAACCAAGACAAAATCCTTTCGATGCAAGAACTAAAGATGCAAGAGCATTCCTAGAAAGAATGGCAAAAAGAAAGAATGGTAATGGTGGTCAATACAAAGATAAAGACCCTAAAGATTTACCTATGATTAAAGGAGAAAAAGACAATGGCAAATAAACCAGTTGCACCCGCATGGTGCGAAAACGCAGTACCTACTGCAAACGGTTGGGAAGACCCAGACACGGGTGAATTATACGTAAGTGCTGGATTTACTACAGAAGAAATAGATTTATTTTTTGGTAAGTCAAATAGAAAAGGTGCCCAAGTATTAACCGAAGCTCCAGTAGGAAATAAGTCTATAGACGATATGACTAAACTAGAACTCGAAGCACTTGCAAGAACCAAAGGTGTTGAGTTAGATAGAAGAAAGTCTAAATCCAAACTTTTAGAGAAAGTAAAAGACCTTTTTAGTTAGAATTGATATACATAATAGTATATCATGAAACTGACGAAAGATAATTTATTACTCTATGCGGCTCAGAACTATTACAATCCAAAGTGTATTGATAGTGAAGAGTTCCTTGAAGACTTAAAACGATTTAAATATATCAAACGATTACTCAATCGTCATCGTGATAGTGGTCAGTTATCTGAAAGACTTATCCTTAATCATCTTATTGTAATCTTCAATGTCTTCGATATTGAGGCTGGTCTTAATATCCTAGAACTTAAACTCGAAGTAGATTACTGGAATGTATTAAAACCTTTTCTTTTATTTCTAAATGTTATTAAAAATGACGAGTATACAAATATAAAAATGAACAAGGAAGTTGTTGAGAAGTTAAGAGAAATTAAAAATATATAAATATAGACATGGGAATTCTAAAATCAGCTGCGGACTTTGTATACACAATTCGTTTTCTAAAACTACTTACCACACCATTTGAAAAGTTAGGTGCGTATGAGATTGGTTTAATTGATGACCAAGGTGTAGTAGATAAGAAAAGAAAAGCAGAACTCAAACTCTCTATGGACGGTAGAGTTGATTTAGCAACACACTGGACATCATTCATTCGATTAGTTGTAAACATAAAGAAACTAATGGCAAAATTGCCTGCGGGTAAATCTGTAATCGCAAGATATGGTGCAGCTTTATATCTTATCAAAGAGAGTGGTAATCTAAACGATAAACAGATACAAAAGATACACAAAGAAACTGGTATTGATATGTTAGATATTCTCGCAGAAGATACTCAGTGGTTTATGTTAGACAACAAACAACTATCGCCAGGCGTCTACAAAATGAAACATGAGAGTATGTCATGTATCTATGAAGAAACAAATAAAGATGACCAAATAAGAATTCTTGAAGAGGAGTCAAAACCCGTAGGAGAAGTTTTAGGACTTGATATATATTCTGCAATTCATTTACCCACAAATAAAAGAATGTATGTTAGTACTGGAGACATTACTAAGTGAAGAAATAGATTAGTATATATAAAGTGAGTCGGAGAAAAGTATGTTAAGTTTATTAGGTAGTTTATTAGGATTTGGGGGTTCAATAATCCCAGGCATACTAGATAGTTTCAAGAAAAAACAAGACCAGAAATACGAACTTCGTAAGTTAGAAGTTCAAGCAGAAATCAACAGAGAGAATTTAGAACATCAAGCAAGACTTCAAAAAGAACTTGGAAAACAAAAGATAGAATTATTCCAAGCACAAGCAAAAGACAAAGAACACGAAAGATTGATACAACACGATATTGTATTACAATCAGGTACGGGATTTATAGGTGGATTAGCAAGGTCAGTAAGACCAATCATTACATATGCATTCTTTCTTTTATTCGCAGTCATAGAAGGTACATTACTCTATGGTGCAATACAAGCGGGAACGGACTTTCAAGATGCAATCAATATATTATGGGACGAGGATACCAAGGCAATCTTTGCGGCTATTATCTCGTTTTGGTTTGGTTCTCGTGCAATAGATAAAAACCGTTCAAAATAATCATTGACAACTCTATTTAATTAGAGTATAATAGTCCACACTTTTAACTTTCACAAGGAGAGAACTTGGACTTAATCATTGACAAAAAACGAGACAAACTATTAGAAGATTACGCAGTAGGAATGTTAAAAGATTTCTACTTAACCAAAGACGAGAAGTCTCCACAAGAAGGTTTTGCACGTGCAAGTTGGGCATGGTCAAAGTACAACAATAAAGTAGATAAAGAACTCGCAGAAAGACTTTACGAATACGTAAGTAAGAAGTGGTTTATGTTTGCGTCTCCAGTTCTTTCTAACGCACCTAACGGACAAAATAAGAAGAGTAAGGGTATGCCCATATCTTGTTTCTTAACGTACGTTCCAGACACCCTAGAAGGTCTTATAGAACACTCCAGTGAATTACGTTGGTTATCTATCATGGGTGGTGGAGTTGGTGGTCATTGGTCAGATGTAAGAACGGTATCTGATATCGCACCAGGCCCAATACCTTTTCTGCATACTGTTGATGCAGATATGATTGCGTACCGACAAGGTAAAACACGTAAAGGTTCTTATGCGGCCTACATGGATATCTCCCACCCAGACATCATGGAGTTTCTAAACATACGTATACCGACTGGAGATGTCCAACGTAAAGCACTTAACATTCATAACGCAATCAATATCACAGATGAATTTATGACTGCGGTCATGGAGAACAAACCTTTTGATTTGGTTGACCCGAATGATAAGTCAGTAAAAGAAACAGTCAGTGCAAGAAAACTATGGGAAAGAATACTTGAGATAAGATTTAGAACGGGAGAACCATATCTAAACTTTATTGATACTGCAAATAGATATCTACCACAACCACTCAAAGACAAAGGACTTGAGATACACGGAAGTAATCTATGTAATGAGATACACTTACCAACAAGTCCTGAGAGAACTGCAGTATGTTGTCTATCATCTTTAAATCTAGAATACTATGACGAGTGG